TTCCTTCGTTTCCTTCTGTTAAAATTCTTCGGATTTGAAAGCGATGGCGACGGCGACAGCGATTAGGAATTCGAATTCTTTATCCAGCATCCAGAATCCCAGTTCCCAGTTCCCAGTTCCGAGTTCCGAGTTCCCAGAATCCAGTTGCCAGTTCCCAGCTCCCCCGCTATCGAACGTTCACCGCGGCGGATTATGCCTTGACCGTATCGGGATAAGGACCAAGAAACCGTTCGCCGTTGAAATGGATGACGTGCTCGGCGTCTTCGGCAATCCAGACTTCCGTTTCCCATGAGATCTGTCCGAGAAAGCGCCCCATGTCGGCGCGCGTCTCGAATGCCGTGACGAAGACCAATCCGGATCGGAATCCGGAGAACAGCTCCTTGAGTTCCCGGCGGCGTTTACCGTCCACAACACCGGCGCTCGTTACGGCCTCTCCAATGACCAACCATTCGCGCTTCGGATCGTGGACCACCACATCCGGCATCTTGGCGGCGGAGTCGATCGCGACGCCCAGCCGCATGAAGTAGGCCGACTCGTAATGCTGGAATTTATTTTCCGCGTCCCCGACATACAGCACGATGCCTCCCGGAACGTACCGAGGACAGAACTCCTCGATGAATGCCTTGATAAGTGGATTCTGTCCGCCGGGCGAGAGCGAGAGTCGTTCGCCATTCGGAAGCAGCACCGGGATACGCGCAAGCTCCCTGGTGCGTTGAAGTTCGCGTTTGATGTCTTCCCGCGCGGCCAGGTATCGATTGAGCGCGTCATCCCATTGCGGCGTTCGGAAGGCGCGGCAAAGCCCCAATGCGGCAGGCTCGATCTGGTAAACGGTTTTCCCGCTGTTGGTGGGGCGGTCCGGATTGTCGGGGTTCTTCACAATCAGACCTTCTTCGACAAAGTATTTCACCGCCTCGTCACGGATGGTCTCGCGCGTGTTCGGCGCATAGCGCAAGCGGTACTTGCTGGCCACAAAGTCAATGATAGGCGTGATGCCACGCAGCGGGTCGGCCGCGTCTTTCCATGCCGTGCGGGGATCCAGATCGAGCATGGCAAGAAGAACGTATCCGGCGACTTCGTTCCGCTGCCGAGGGGCGTAACCCAACGCGCGGAGTATGCTCATGGCCTCTTTCAGTTTTCGCGTGGCGCGGGGTTTGCCCTTGCCGACACCTGAACTCATGCTCTCAACGCCTCCGAAACCATTTCGTCAAGCTGCTCCTGCGGCAAGGCTTCATCCCCTACTCTGCCTCCCATCCGGCCAAGCTGGGTCGCCGTCGGAAAACGGATGTTCCGGAGATCGGTGGCATTCACCTGCGTATGCCCGTTGAATTGGCGAAAATACAGGTCCAGCGCCGTCGAGTTTAGAAAGGCCCACATCCCTTTCGCCATCTCCATATCAAGCCCCCGCCCGTTGGCGTGAATGTAGTTCACGTGATTTTCGAAGCCCACCGGGCCGGGCGCGACACGGTCCGGCGCGTAGATGCACGCCACCACCCGCCGACGCTCCTCCTTCGATGTGAACCGCTTGATCAGGACATAGACCCCCTCCGGCACAAACAGCCTTGCCGTATCGACGTTGCTTTCGATCGCATTGGGTTTTTTCGCCTGAAGGTTCGGCCATCCAACGAAGAGACCGCGAAAATGGCAGGGGTATATCAGCGGAACCGAATGCTTGCCCGGTTCACGCCGGAGATGTTCGCGCGCGCGAAAGTCTACGACCCGGCCGGTTGAAACCGTCAAGCCAAGCGTGGCGAGCGTTTCGCTCAGCCCGCACACCTGTTCCCGGGCGGCACGATGCTGCTCTGTGGTCGGGATATGAATGAACGCTTCGGGATCATCGGGCGAAGCGACTTCGTTGGCTGGTAGCACACGCGTGCGAACCGCGTCACCCTCCGCGCCGCCGCTCTGCGAAACACGAATCGTGCTCGGAGCTTTCGCTTCCTTGACCGCATGCAGAATGATGTTTTCCTGCAATACCCGGTCGTGTTTGAACGCCGCCGTCCGCGAATCGAAGACATGAATACTTCGGATGGCCATTTGCCGAAGGAGGTTCCGGCGAAACGGCTTGAAATAAGGCCCGTTGCAGAAGCTGCGCGGCGTGATGGCAACCAACTCGCCGCCCGGCTTTAGCAATGGAATAATCAGATTAAGGAAGGCGGTGTAAAGGTTCGTCGTCTCGGCGTTGACACCACGCAACAGACGATAGGCCGGGGATGCGGTCGAAAGTTTGCCATAGGGCGGATTGACAATAGCGGCGTCGAACGTCCTGGGACTCGTCGAGAAGAAATCGTCTCGCAGCATGTCCGTGCCTTCACCGAGAAAGTCGACGTTCCGCACCGTCGCGGAAAACGTGACGCCCCTTGCTTCGCAGGCCACCCGACATGCCGCCAAGGTTATTTCAAGCCCGGTCAGCAGCGTCTCATCCAACTCGTAGGCGCAAACCTCAATCTGCGCGGGCGGGTTAGGGAGCGTGAGCCGCTGGCGCACAAACGCAGCGGTCAACATCCCCATGCCTGCCCCAGCGTCCAAAAGGCGAATGCGAGAAGCATGGCACTG